CCAGCTTCTAGATTGTCCATCATATTCTGCATAACTTCTGCACCTTTATCAATATCTCCCCCACCTGCATTTCTTACAGCATCTGCTGTAAATACAAATTCATTCTTGCTAAGTCTAGCTGGTACATCGTCCGCTCTTTCCTCAGCTCCTATTGGCACAAAGCCACCTTCTCTATAATCTTTTTCCATACCACCTAGATCCATAATACCACCTTCTTCTTTTTTATTTAATGAAGATAGATAGTTAGTTATTTGATCTGCTGTAGCACCTGTCATAGATTCTATAGTAGACATGTCCATACCTTTCTTTTTCATATCATCTATCATAGCCATTTGTTCTTTTGATAAGACGGACTCACCCTTTTCATATCCTCCTCTTGGTATGTCAGCTAATCCACCACCAGCAGCATAAAAAGATGGTTGTACAAATCTTTGTTGTGGCATAAAAAATAAACCAGAAGATGCACGAGAAGCAGGGTCTTTATAAAACTCTCTAGCTTGGTTTCTAATATCAGCTACCATTGGCTGTACTCCAGAAACATCTACGCCTTCATCTATTTCTTCTTCACCACCACCCATTAAGAATGGTGCAGCAACTGCAGAACCAATACCAAGTCCAGCTAATACTCTAGGTATACTAACAGCTCCTGATTCTAATCCACCTACTTTAAATAAATTTCCAATAGTGCTTAATTTACCACCTGCTCCAAACAGACTCGATAAACCACCGCCTAAACCTTTTGCAAAACCAGCTCCCTTTAAACCTCCAAAAGCACCTAAACCTCCTGCATACATACCTAAGCCACCTAATAAAGCAGCTTTACCTAGTGGTGATTTAACAACTTTCTTTACGGCTTTTTTAGCTTTTCTTACAATCTTACCTAGAAAATATCCTTGTCTTGGCTCTTCTAGAGTCATGATACCACCGTCAGCTCTTAGTTGTCTTTCCATATTCATTCTTGAAATTGCCATAGTTTGTCCTTTTTATAGTCTTTTTATCCTATAATCAATCATATATATCTACTAGGTCTACTAGTCCACCCGTTATGTAGGGTACTCTACCGCCCATAAAATAACCACCTGCGCCTGCTGCTGCATCATCGGCTGCTTGTGACGCTGCTGCATCTGCAGCTGCTTGTCCTCCAGCATGTCCGCCGCCCCCATTTCCACCTGGATTTCCTCCAGTATAGGCGTCAAATTCATAATCTAATTCTTTAGCTTTTTGTTTTAGTTCTCCAATTTTAGCTGCTTCTTCTCTTGCTTTTTTATCTCTTACTCTTTGAAAAAAATCTGCAAAACTAGTTGATCTTCTAAATGTATCAAAACCTGTATCACCTCTTAAATCAGAACCACCTACTACTCCTGGTAAATTAAACCTATCTCCAAAAGCACCTAAACCTCTAGCGGCTAAACCAACCAAAGGATTTCCAGTAGCTAGACTTAAAAGACCTGAGCCTATTTGTTTTGCAAATGGAAAATTAAAACCTGGATTAGCAACTGATGCAAAATTTTCGTAAGGTTCTTCTTCTAAACCAGCATCATCTATAGCTCCTACAAAACTAGGATCATTGTAATTTAATTGTACAGGCTGTTGTTGCTCGTATATATCTAGTGGTTGTTGATCTACAATTCTAGCCATTATTTTGTTTCTCCAAGTAAATCAAGACTAGGCATAATTACCTTAATGTCTCTTCTAATATCTTCTTTAGGAACTCCTTTTGACTTCCATTCTTCATCGTTATTATATACCTCACCTGTTTTAAGATTGCTAATAGTTTCTATAATCTTTTCCGGTTTTAATTCTTTCATTATGTTACTACCTCTCTTGGCTGTATTTCTAATATAGAGGCTATGACGTGCAGCTCATTCGCGTCAGCAGCCTGTACTTTCAGTATTTCACCCTCTTCCATAACAAGAGGTTGAGTTAAAAGTTCTGTTGTTGCCTTGGACCCTATGGCCTTATCTTTAAATAAATTAAATATAGTACCGCTAGAGTTTACTAATGTTATAGTTATTGTGGATCCTGATCCAGCATCCTCTGATACTAATAAAGATTTTATAACAGCTGTTTTAAAACTAGGGACTGTATACAACGTGGTTAAACCTGTTGTAGTTAAATCTGCTTTTTTATTTATAAAACTATTTGCCATTAATTTAAAAAGAAGTTTTGCGCTTCTACCTCATCTTTTAATTCTTCTTGAAACGTAGTATTTAATTTTTCTACTATCGCATCAAGATCTCTTACTTGAGCTTCTGCTGTACCCAAATCATATTGGGGTGCAGGTCTTGTCAATACTTGTACTATTTTTGCCATTATCTACGTCCATCTGGTTGTGTGTCTAATCTAAAAGTTCCTAACTTCCAACTTTGAGAAGCACCTGTGTTTGCTATTTTTAAAGCAACTGCTCTTGCTCTTGCACGTGTGTCTACTTTTTGTGTAGACGATGAAACTGTAAAAGGGCCTAACGATGAACTAGCAGCACTGTCGTTAGGAAAATTTCTTAATAATAGTGTAACTTGTGTATTACCTGTTTGTGATATAAAATCAGGTAGAAATCTTCTTATCTTCATTATAAACTCACCGTCTCCTTTGAAAGATGCAACTCCTGTTTGTTGACCGGTTGGTGCTCTTTGAGCAGTAATATCAAAATCTCCAGATGATATGTTTGCTGTAATTGCAGTTATAGTTGAATTTCTATTTTGATCTGTCCCTGTTTCGTGCTCATAGTAGCTTGTTCTACCTTCCGTATTTCCTATAACATCAAAAGATGTATCTGTTTCAGCATCGTATGATAGTGCATGTGGTAAACCAAATATTGCAGAATCTTTCCACATCGTTCTTGCTAAAGAACCAACTGTCCACACAGGTCTTTCTCTTGATGAGTCAAGATAATTATAACAAACCATTCTATTTACAACTGAAGATGTTGATTGCGGATAAAACCATATGACTTCACCAAACAAATTATTTAAGCCTGCAGATATCATTTGGTTACCAGACTCTAAGTTTATATCATCATAAACAAAATCTTCTACTAAACAAGGTAGTGATTCTAGTTTACCTGCGTATCTAAAAAAGCCATTCTCTGACATCCAATATGCAGAACCATCAACTTCAACACATGCATTCTGACCTGCTAGTCCACAGTTGGTTCCAACCTGTGCAAACGCAAAGGTAAATGGTTGACCAACAAAACGTTGAGTGAACAATGCAGTATCAGTCCAAACATAAATTGCATCTCTACCTCTGATAGCACCTCTAATTTCTGACCCATCAGCTAATCTTTGTGTACCGGCTGTATTAGTTGCTGTAGGTGTGTATGTGTTTATATCTTCTTGATCTGAGAATCTAATAAACATGTCATCTTGTGTGGTAGTATCACCAATAGTTGTCTCTGTTCCAAAAAATACTAAGTGACGATCCGGTGTAGATACTAACATGTGACGTGACGCTGTTGGTGCACCAGTTATAATTGTTGCTCTTGTTGAAGTTGCATTTGATAAAGCAGAGTTCCATTCAAAACAAGCACCGTCATGAATTAAACAAATAGCTTTGTCTCCAAAGTTATCTAGTGACCACATCCCTGGATCAATTACTAAATCTCCTGATGCTGCTTCTCCCCATGCAATATAATCTGTTGAAGCAGTAACAGTTGCGTTATCACTATGAGATGCTGCCGTTGTTCCAGCTACACCTCTTGTACATCCCGTTAAAGTATTGCTACTAATCCCTGTATAAGAAATTTCTTCACTATCTATAATTACAAAATTTGTTCCAGCACTAGAAAATTGTGATGCATCAGTTAGAGTAATACTTGTTGCTGATGCGTCGATAGCTCCATCTAAAGTTGTTTGCACAGCAGATGAATCTTCTCCACCCCAAGAACCTAAGCCCCAGCCAAATCCTTTTGCTTGAACAGCTGGACCCACGGTGTAGTATTTTTTAACAGTAATTCCACCTGATGTCGTTGCGCCAGAACCTGACTCATTAGACAACATAGTAATTGTTATAGTTGTATTAGTAGGTGTTGATACAACCATATATTTTTTATCGTCAAAATCAGAAGAGCTATAGTTTGAATTTGTTATAGTAGAAAAACCACTCATTAATAGAATGTCTCCTGGAATTAAATTGTGTGCACTAGGGTATGTTATTGTTACTGTAGGCGATCCATTAGTCGTGGTAAATGCACTTGTAAGCGTTGTTGTAGATTGAATAGGGTGTATGTCATAAAATACACCACCTGAGTATGCGTACAAAATTCTGTTTGTGCCAATGATTGCGTATTTTCTACCTAAACTGTTGACAAAATGGTGTAGTCCTCTTCCTGCGCCTGTTAATTCATTCTCGTTTACGTTACCTAATTGATTCCAACCACCTATTTTTTCAGGTGTCCCATATCTAAATCTAACATTATCACAATCTATCCACTGACCTTCTGCTCCTGTGGCTGTAATTTGTTTATTAATACCCGGCTGAAATCCTATTTTTTGTAACATTTTATTGTTTTAATACCCATTTTTTATTTTGTAAAACTTTTTTATAGCCTCTGGCTAAATTGCAAGAAAATATTACTCTATCTTGATTCGATTTATTGGGTTCGCTATAGTGCAATAAATCAGAATTAAATAAGACCATATCATCTTCTTCGACCTTTATCAATTGATTGTTTAAGATCAGATTACCGGAATTAATAGGTTTTTGAATATAATAGACCCCTGATCTTAAAGCGCCTCCTAAATTAAATTTAGCGTGCGAATGTGGTTCTACATACCCATTAGGCCCATAGATGTTAAACCAAAAATCTAATATGCCAAATTCAGGACCAGCTGCTTTTAAAAACCCTTCTAACACAGGATGAAATTCTTTGTCTTTAGAATAATCATAGGACGTATCATAGGACGATACCCCATTTTTAACAGCGGAATAAGTAGAAGATTTTATACTTTTTATCTTATTTAAGATCGCTTGTTTGTTTTGAAGTTTGAGTTTTATTTTTATCATTGTATACAAATAATCTATGGTACTCTTCAAAAGGATAACAAAAACCAGCCTTTATGTCCCAATCATATTGTCTATTATTTAAAAACTCTACTTGTTTTGTCCAATTTTCTTTTAGCTCTGCAAAATCATTAGAGTATGTTCCATACCTTAAAGCAAACTCATCAGTTGCAGGGTACCTCATTCCTGTTCCAATACATGCTGAACCACCTTCTGATGTTGGAAAAAAGAAGTCTCTAAAAGACCAGACAGCTGCATCTTGAAAACAACTAGATACTTTCTTGTCGTAAAAATCTAGTTTGTAATCCTTGTTTAAAATATATCTCCAATACTCCGTATCGTTTCTTGAAGTTAAAGAATAATGCATTGCAACAAATTCAGCAAAGTATCTAAACTGATCTTTAACAGCCGTGTTGTATTGATCTTTCATAAACATAGAAACATTATTTCTATCTTTTAAAACTCTAACTAATTTTGATAAAAAATCATGAATAGATAAAAGACCGTTACTTTCTAGCGGCTCTATAAAACAAGCAGATAAACCTATAGCACAAACATTTTTTACAAAATGTCTTTTGTAAGTTCCTACTTTTGTTTTAATATTTCTAAACTCTAAGTCGTCTCTACCTAAATGTTTTTTAAATTCTTTTAAAGCATCTTCGTCAGAAACAAATTTATCTGAATAAACATATCCAGTTCCCATTCTATTCCATAGGGGTATTTCCCAAACCCAGCCATTCTCTATGGCTGTACAGTTTGTATAGTTTTTCATTTCCTTAACTTTATTAGTATATGGTTTTCTTGCAGCCCATGCTGAATTATTAATCAATATATCTTCATAACTTTCAAAAGGTTCTTTTAAAGCTTCGCCTAATAACAAAGATTTAAACCCGGTGCAGTCTATAAATAAATCAGCTGTTATTTTTCCATGCTCTTTAGTTTGTAAATATTCAATACCATCTTGATTTGTTTTAATATCAACAACAGTGTCCTCTATTAATGTGCCTTTTAAATCTTCTTTAAATTTATTTAATAACCATTTACCAAATTCTAGTGCATCAACTTGATAAGAAGTATCCTGTTTAAAATTAAAAGTTGATAGTTCTATTTTTTCACCCATTTCTGGAGAGGGTATTGTATTAGCATTAACCAAAGACATTATAGGAAAATAAGTTTCAGCAAAATTACTGTGAGGTGTATCTGGATGTAAAATTTTTTTAAACTGCCAATCATTAAAACCAGCTATTGTATTATCTAGAGCTGGTTTACCGAAAGGATAATGAAATCCTCCATCTCCTTTCTTAAAAAAATCTTGAAACCTAATACTAAGTTTATAAACAGAATTACAATCTTTCATCCAAGACTCATCTTGTAAACCGACTAATGCTAACCATTGATTAAAATGACCTAACAAACTTTCTCCAACACCTACAATTGGTATGTCTTTACTTTTTATAGTTACAATTTCTTTTTCAGGAAACAGTTTCTTAAGTGTATAAGAAGCCATGCCACCTGCAGAACCACCGCCGACTACTACAATTTTTTTCATAATATTAATTCGTTATCTATAGTACCTATCTTACCTTTCGGTATAAAATTAAATGCGATAGAATATCTTATGCCTTTATTGTTTTTTGTTATTTTATGATATAGCATACTTGGAAATAATAACAACATACCTGGTTTGGGTGTGAAATAATAACTTTGACTATTGTAAATATTGCTTTTAGTTAAAGGCACAGAAAAATGTGGTTTGTTAAAATTTTCAAAACAAATATTACTCATATCATCTTGCAAATAAAATACTCCACTAACTAATGAATTTGAATGATTATGAAACTCAGACTCTTGATTTAAATCTGTTTTAGTTGCCCAAGAATTGTACATTTCTACATTACATGAGTATTGCATGTATTCATTGTATGTTTCAAAACAATCTATAATTTTATTTTTTAAATCTTTAAATTTATTTTTATCTAATATTTTATTGTTTGAACTAATAAAAGAATTACCAGGATTATTTATATTAGTTTCTTCGTATGGTTCTTTTTCTAACTCACTTATATATTTTTTATAATCAACCTCTATTTCAAATACAGCCACGTTAGAAGCAAATAATGGATATAAATTGTGTTTCATTAAATATAATTAAAATTTAACACTACCCTTCTTTTAGTGTCAGTAGATGTAGTACCACTGTGTTTAGTATTTAAATTAAAAGTCACCATTCTATTTTCTACAGAGTTAACTTTGCCATCTTCAAATAAAGTGTATCCATTGTTTGTATTTAAATAGAACACAGATGTTTTCGCATCCTGTAATTTTTCATGGTGATAGTAATCAACGTGATAACCATGTTCAATAATTTTTTTGGTGTGAGTTAATAAATTAGCTTTAATTTTTATTATTGATCCTACTTTTAATTTTCTCAATATTGGATATAAAATATCAAAGTAATCACTTCTTGGTTGTAGATCCATATAAAAGACATGAGTAAACTGGTAATCATTTATATTTTTATCAGTATCTAAATCATTGACTCCATGTTGAAAGTACCAAGGAAAGTTTTTAGATAATAATAAATTTTGTATTTTTAAAAACTCTTCTTTATCTAAGAAGTTATCAATTATTTTTTTATGCATCTTGGCAATCCTAAATGTTTTCTTCCATCAAATATATTTTTCATATCTTCAGGGTTATCTGCGTATCCATAATGTAAAAATAATTGTCCACATTTTTTACCTTTAAATTTTTCTCTCCAGTGTAAACATTTAACACCATCATAAACAAGAACGTCTCCTGGTTTTAAATCTATTTCAACTTCATTTGTTTCAAAATCTTTAACAAAAATACTCCATGGATCTCCTCCTAAACATAAAGTTCCTGATAGTCCACAAGATGGTCTGTCTAAATGTTTTGTAAGAACATCTCCTTTTTTATACAATCTAGCATAAGAATAATTTGGAATTGTTTCACGTTTACTTATTTGACTAAACAAAGGTATAAATTTATGTAAAAAAATATCGTTAAGAGGGTCTCCGTATATGTTCCATGTTCCCGGAACTAAGAGGTCTTCATAGTGACCAAATAATTCATCGTTAGTTCTTATCTCTCCATCATCAATTAATGTTTGTTGTACTTTTTGTTTTAGTTGAAGATAGTCATAAATCAAATCAGCTGTAAAAGGATCAACAGCCTCTCTATATATTTCATATCCTTTTTTAATTAAACTCATGTAAATTTAGGTCCTGTAAAAAAATAAGTTAAACTCTTTCTCTCGCCTTGCGTAACTGGTTTTATTCTGTGATATAAATGTGATTTAAATAATATAATATCTCCTGATTCTTTAAAGTTAGGATCATTATCTTCAGGCTCGGGATTGTAAAATTCAAACTCTCCACCTTTATATTTTTTGTTTGATATGTTTAAAATTAATGACAATTTAACATCATGGTATTCACTAAAGTTATCGTCAAAATGAAAACCAAACTCAGATTTATTTTTTGCTGAATATGTATTAAATAAAAATACTTCATTGTCTAATACTGGGTAAAGATTATATCCAAAATAATTTTTGTTAGCTAATAAAGCACCATGAATAATATTTTCTATTACATGTTTAATATCTTTATAATACACTTGCTTTACTTTAGATGTTTTAATGTTTTTACCTTTATAGCCATCTTCTCCATCAAAAGAATGTTGGTCTAAAATCTCGTTTATTTTTATAATATCTTCTTCAGGTATTGTTTTTTTCCAAGCCCAATAATCGTATTTCATTATGAAAATGGATGCCCATTGTGCCATATAACCAATGAGTATCTTACTCCTTTCGTAACAGGTTTGACTCTATGCCAAGTAAAACTAGGAAAAACAATCATAGATCCAGCCGATGTTAATTCTTTTACCTGAATAATTTTTCGTTTTTTATTTGGTCCTTCTCTATTAAAATAAAACTCAAACTCTCCACCAGAATATTCTGATGGGTCATTTAATAATATAGTTGTGGATAATTTTCTTACTTTGTTATAACCGTTTCCTGGTTTTTGATTTGGTTCTGCAAACATATCTTTATGCCAATCGTAATGTTGATTTTTAGAATAAATAGTAAATTGACATTGTTCTGACCAATCCCATTGATAATTCCATTTAGCATTTCTATTAGCACTATCTACGTAAGGATGTATTTCATCATATATCCATTGATCGTCTAGCCAAACAATATTTGAATCTCTTTGTTTTTTTAAATCTTGTAAGTATTTCTTTGAAAAATTCTTTCTTTCTTTTTGACCTGTGATAGCAGTCTTTTGTTTTTTATCTAAAGCATATTTAATTATTCTATTACAAAATTTTTTATTAAAATTTTTTTCAAAATACCAATAACCAAATTGTAATTCCATTATCTATACACAGTAAAGACTGCAACTCCTCTAGGTTCTTTCTCTTCATTTTTAGTTCTCATATAAGTTAAATTACTGTTAAAACAAAGAAACCTACCGGGTTTAATTGTAAAACGAAAAACTCTATCCAAGTCTGGTGGATCATCGTTTTCAATATGAACTTCTCCTGAGCCATTTAAAAAATACATAATAACTGCTCCAGGTGAATTTTTTAGATCTGATCTATTATAATGATTTCTACGTAAAGAGGCGTATCCAGGCATATCAACATTTCCAAAAAAAGTATGTCCCGCTAATTTACCAAAATGATTTTGATCTTCAGCTCTCAACTTTTCTACAATATAAGATATAAGCCAAGTGTGATGTTTAGAATGAGTTAATTTAATATCAGGACTATTTTCTTCCCAATATTTATGGTCATCTAACATAGACTCTAAGATAACTTTATTATTTACACGAGAAGATTTTGGTAAAGTTCCCCAATGTATACACGACTTTGACAGTATTATTTCTTCCATTCTAAGTTTAATATAACTTAGAAATTAAACTATTTCAAGTGTTATGCATTGTCCCAAGCAGAAGTGCCTGGATTCCAAATGTGTGTTACATTTCCTGTGATAGTACCATCATCAGTGCAAATCCATCTCTGATTGTTTTCATCCCAAATGTAACCGTATTGGGTTGATGGGTCATCACTATCCGGATCACTTTTTAAAACCGTAGGATAATCTACAGGTGGTGTCCATTTTGCGTTTGATGTATTTAAAGTCCAACTATCATATGGTTTTGCTTCCATAAAAATATCGTTTTCAGGATAATAGTATCCTGCTATGCAAGCAAAGTTTCCTCTAAAAGGAGTTCCACCTAATGTATGTGTATTATGAATTGTATTGTAAGAAGTTTTTTTCCAATTTGTATATCCATGAACTCCAGTTAAATAAGAAATTCCTGTTGCCTCATCCGCAACGCCATCTTTTAATTCTTTGTCGTTGTCTACTGTAACGACATTTATTACTTTGTTGTTATCATCTAATTTTGCGTAGTGTGCCATAATTATGCTGTGTAAGTTCCATCTCCTGTAAAGGTATGAATCCTAGCTGCTCCTGAAGTTGATACAGTTCCACCCGATGAAGTACCTGGTCCATCTGTATGTCTTAAAATTACAATTCCTGATCCACCTGATTTTCCTGGTTGGCCGTTTCCGTACCCGCCGCCTCCACCGCCACCGGTGTTTGACTGTCCCGCAGCGTTTCCAGATCCGCCGCCACCTGAACCTCCTGGTCCATTTCCTGATGCTCCGCCGCCTCCTTGGCCGCCTCCACCAGATCTTGTAGTTGATGATCCGTTAATAGATGATGATCTTCCAGCTCCTCCTGGACCTCCGCTTGGTCCTCCGCCTCCAGCAGCATTTGCTCCACCGCCGCCTCCGCATCTGTGTGAGCCACCGCCTTCTCCAGCGCCGCCGTTATTTCCTTGTGATGGTGTTGTAGATGGTGTGTTTCCTGGTCCAGCTCCTCCTCCGTTTGCTGCACCTCCAGCTCCGGATCCGCCAGATCCACCAGTTTGTCCGCCATGTCCGGCTCTTCCTCCACCACCACCTGCTGAACTAATTGTTGAGAATGATGATGATCCACCTTGTGAGTTTTGTCCACCGCCGCCACCGACTGATATTGAATAATCTGTTCCTCTATCTACTTCAATTGTAGAAACAGAAGGTTCATCATAAGAACTTGAATTAAAAGATAGTCTATATCCACCAGCTCCACCTCCAGATCCTCCTGAAGCGAATGCAAAGCTAGCAGTTCCGCCACCGCCGCCACCACCGGCTACTACTAAATAGTCGATTGCGTAAGGTCCAGCAGCACCACCAGATCCGAAACCAAGTATTTGAAATCCAAATCCTCTAGTTTTTGGTCCAGTTTTTTTTGCTTGATTCTTCCCAAGTTGATCTGAGAAAGTCTCTAGTTTGTAGTCTTTCATACTGTGCTCCTATTACGCGTCGTTAGCCAGGTCAGTAGTAAAGAATAATTTAATTCCTAGTAATCTTGCATCAGCATTTAAGTCATCTGCTGAAACATCTCTCGATATTTGAAAGAAAACATACTCATCATCACCAGGTGATCCGGCGATTGTTACTGCTCCACTTTCTGCTGTGACGTCTAAATCATTTGATGTACCGCTATGTGCTTTTGCTGTTGGTGCAACTGCTGTTCCAAATGCAGTATTTAAATCTCCATTGTCAGCTAGAGCAACACCTTGTAAAGCCCATGATGTTGTTCCTGTATCTGTTGAAGTAGCTGTAAAGAAAGCTTGAAAAGTCACTGTGCCTGCATTCCATGATTTAGGAAATGCCACAGCAAATTGTGCAAATTCATCTGAAGATTTATCAAAATCTAAAACTTTAAGTTCTGGACCATTTGATAATTCTACTTGTGCAGCTTCTGCACCATTTGTAGTGTTAGGGTACATTGCACTTGTAGGTACCCATATAGTTTCTTTTCCTGCAATTTTAATTGCACCAGTAGCATCTGATGCGTCTACTGCTTTAGCAACTCCACTTCCATTAGGAGCGATAGTTATATCTCCATTAGCTGCATCTGTAATTGTAATTGAACCTGAATTAGTTCCTGAGTTTGTATCTAAAACTAGATCGTGAGCACCACTTGTTGTAAGAGTTGCTGCTGCCGCTCCAGTTCCAATTCTAGTTTCTCCAGTGCCTTTTGGTTTAATATGAACATCAACGTTAGTCTCTCCACTTGCACCAATAATTGGTGGATTTCCTGTTGCACCATTAGTTACTTCTAACTCATTTACTGCTGAGGATGTTGTTTGAAATATAATTTGCTCGTTTCCGTTTGCATCTGCAATAAAACCTGCGTCTGCTATTTTTGGAGCTGTTAAAGTTTTGTTTGTTAATGTGTCTGTAGAT